TAATTACATTACTTGCTTGTCTATCACTCATGAGTTTCCTCAAGTATTTTGCCTGGTGTGCCTCACCAGTAAGGTTTGTGGGCAATATAACCCAAAATCATAAGGCTGTCAATTATTGTTGCTGATTAGGCATAATGGACTGGTCAGCCTGTGCAATTGCTTGATACTGCTCCTGATTTCTCATCTGGATTTCTCTCTCCAGTCTGGCAGTATCCATGTGATGCAATAACATATCTGAAATTGCCTCAATTTCTACCCTATTTTGGCTAGTTATAGCCTTGGTATTTACATCATGGACTCTAGCTTGGAGCATAGATTCTGTATTGTGAGCTTTGGTTGTCTGCCTCATCAGCTCTCTTTGAGTCTCAGCCTGTTGCTTAACTTGCTCAATATCCTGTCTTTGCTTCATAGCTAACTGTAAAGCCTGCAACTGCTGGGTGAGTTGCTGGACTTGAGCCTGACCTTGCTTAATCATTAATTGAGCCTGTGGAGGAATATCTGAGTGCTCATCTATCTGGCTCAGTGGGTTCAGAGCTGCCAATCTATCAGCAATAGTCTCAGCCCCTGGGAAGTCCATATTCCTAAATACCAAGTCTCCAGCCACATTAAATAGTTCAGGTTTGGCAAGTAATGGCATCATTGCATCCACAGCCTCTTGTCTCTTACTGTTGTAGCCTGGACCAGTTTCCATGACCACATCATACTGTCCCACAGTCACATCATTTATGACCCTGCCCACAGCACTTAGCTGATTAATAGTCAAAAGGTCTGGTTTTCCATCATCCCCAATAATTCTCATAACCCTTTCAGTATCATAAATCTTAGGAATTAAATCTAAAAGTATTTTGCCAACATGGGCAATTGACTTGGTTAAATTGTCATAGAGATCAAAATTGGTCAAATCCACTTGCATTTGCTGACCATTCAAAGCCTTGCCAGACATATTGCCTGGGAGCTGTTGTGATGGGTCATAGATGCCAATAATGGTTGCCATGTCTTGATTGATCTCTTGGGCAGCGGTCAATATGCCAGTAGGAGGAGGCTCTGGTTGCATCCTTATTGGAGGAGGAGCTGGGTTGCCATCAATATCTGTCTGCTTGTATCTCAAAGTAGCCATTGATTTGATATTAGCACTTGCCCAGTCCAACTCATGACCCTCATCCTGCCCTTCAGCCATGATCCATTTAGCTTTGGGAGCTAATGCCACAGACTCAGTCATGGATGTGACCCAGAAGTTGTACATCCTCTGGGCATCCTTGGCGTGTCTGACCATGCCAAATTTCTTTCTCTTGTCTCCAATTACTACATGCCTGCCATAAACTGGGACAATTGGAATGTAGTACCCCGGCCAGTCTTTCTCCTCCAACACCTCAATTGCTGTTAGCTTTTTCCATTTAATTGTCTTCTTTACACTAGGTCTTTCATCAACTACCTCTAGTCCAGCTTTGCCAATTCTTTCAAAAAAGTCCTTAGTATCAGCAAATCTAGCAGAGCTATCACTTAATAAATAGAGCTTGGCTTTCTCTCTAACTGTGTAAAAGTATTCAGCAACTCTAATATCTTCCCTAGTAATCCACTCACTTTGGGTATCTCCAGTGCCTCTGGATGTGAATGAAGTGTCCTGTGCATCTGGATACATTTCCTTGAACACAGACTTTGGCATCATGGATGTAATTAGGCATCTTTCTTGGTCTGAGCCATCAACAGCAATTGAATTTGGGTCTAAATAGACTGTGAATGGGTTATCAATAGGGTCAATAAATAGCTCTTGGTCAAAAGAGTCTTCCCTCACATATCTGTGGTCAACTCTTAAATATCCCCAACCCATTCTGACTGCATAGTTATAGGCATTATCATAAGCATTATCAGCATTAGAGTTGACTTCTATGTGCCTGACCATACCTTGGATGACTTTGGCATCCGCTGCATCTTCCACAGTATTTGTAGCATGAACCCTAATTCTAGGTCTTTGTTGTCTTTGCTGGTTAGTGACTTGCCTACAATAGCCATCTAACTTATTGATGGTTAAAACTGGTCTGGACTCAAGGTTTCTGCTGTTCTGCAAGTCCACCGGCCACTGATCGCCCCCACTTGCAAACTTCAAGTCTTCCAAAGCCTCTTGTCTGTTCATAGTGTCTGCATCATTAGCAAACTTCAAGAATTGTTTTGCCTCATCTATGATGGGGTCATAATCTGTTTCTAATGAGTCAAGTGCCATGTTATAGTGCCATCCATGATTGTGGTGGTGCATAGTTTACTTGCTTTGGTCTTTTTGGTCTAGTCTCTTGAACACCTAAAGCAACCATGCGGAAAGCATCAGCTCCATGTGAATACTGGTCATGGAGTGGGTTTTTACTAAAAGCCTTTGTCTCTGGGTCAACTTCATACTTGTAATGCCTCAGACATTGCAAGCCATCATAGCAATTATCCCTATCAAAATAACAGTTCCTGAACATAGTTCTGGAGGCATTAATAGAGTCCACAATGCTAGTTCTTGGGATTATTTTGGTTTTGAACCCAGCATTTCTTACAATTTCCTCTATTGTTCTGCCCTGAGCTGCCAAGGTCTTATTCTGGGCATCATGTGGCAACCAAAGTGTGTCATAGACATAGCCAAAGGTCTGCATCAATGCTAGGTAGTGGCTCATAGTCTGCTGACTATCCTCAATATATCTAATAAATCTGATTTCCTGAGCTATGAATTGGACAAACCAGATACTTGTAGAGTCAGCCCAGCCAAGGTCAAATACAGCATGAACTGGCTTGGTAGGGTCATATCTGACTTTGGTGATTCTTTCCTCCAGCTCTGCCATTTGCATTTCTCTAGCAAATACAGCTCCATCCACAGTCTGCCTGCAAAGTCCTTCCCAAACTGTGTTGTATGCCTCTGGGTCACGACTTTTTAACGTCAAACGCTCCATGTTTAGCGTCTCAGGAAACCAAGGATTATCTGACCAATTAATCTTTTGTATTAAAGCATTTTCAGGCTTATGCAATATAAAACGCTGGTAGGTTGCATCCGATTCCAATTCAGGATTAAAACTAATCCATATTTCTGAGCCTTCCTTGCGAATAGTTGGCACAAGCACATCCCAAGACCTAGAGCTTACCGTTTGTGCTTCCTCCACCCAACAAATATCGATGCCTTCATATGATTTTACGTTTGCTACATTGTTTTTTAGCCCAACAAAATTGAACTCAGTGCCGTTTTTACCCCTAATGGTTCTGTCAATTACCTCGTAAAAATCAGTTAAACCAAGCGCAACCACCTGGTCACTTAATAATTTGTGTACTGAATCTTTGATTGAAGTTTGAAACTCTCGAGCACATAATATGCGCAATGGGCTTTTTGTGCCTAAGATAAGCAAAGCTCGAGCAATTCCCCAAGACTTTGCTCCTCCCCTGCCTCCCCATAAAACCTTATATCTGCTCTTTTTAAACAGACATTCCAGTTTTACAGGAAATTCAACTTGAGCTAGATTCAACATTTTTAAACACTATTTGAAAACCTTGCAATGCTTCACCATCTTGCCCAGTAACCTCCTGCTTTAGAGTTTCTGACCATCTCATTTGTGCTTTTGTCCACCAAATTAATGATGTTGTGTCACCAGATATGGCTTTGTTAAATAATGTTTTAGCTATTTGGCCATTTGCCTTAGCCTTACCCGTATCAAGCTCTATTCTGTAATGTTTTCTAAGGGTTTTATCATCAATGCCTACAAGAATGGCTATTTGTTCATGTGGCAAGCCTAATCCGCTAGTTGATTCAACTAACCTTCTTTGCTCATCAGTGGGTATATGTTCTATCATTTTATTGAGGGGAAATGTAGTTGTATATTATTACTTTTTAAACTTTTGGTCAAGTATTTTAGGTACAGCATGATTCCAATTAATTTTATGATGTAACCTTTTATTAATTCTTCCCATTAGGTCTATTTTGCAACAACTTGGTGAAGCTATTACGCTATAAAAGGATTTTACATAAGTTCCATAGTCTTTATAGGCTTCTGTATTACCTCCCGAGTTGGATTGTGTTGCTAATTGAACTAATGAAATATTAGATATTTGAAAAAATAATTTGCCTATTTTGCCTTGTGTCAAATAGGTATTTACATCATCATTCATTCTTCCAATAAATATTGTGTCATTTTTAGGGTCGTCATTTACTTTGAATACAAAACTATTCATTGCTTTACGTTTAAAAGTATTGTTTTTAAATGATCCAACCCCACCAATAAAATCCCCACCTTGAGCAAAAGCGATGGTCGTAGCATTTGTTTTATCTAAACAATCAATAATTGCATCTAAAATTTGATCTAAATTTTTAACTTGTATCCCTTTTAATGAATCCTTATCTACATATCTATATTGAAACTGCGTGTAATCGTCTTCGTATTCAAAGAAATAGTCTAAACCTAATTTTCTAGCTATATCATAACAAGCATTTCTAGCAAATACAATAACACGATTTCCACCAAAATTGTCCATAATATCAAACTTACCAGCATAGTCTGATTTACTAAAAATTATAACTTCACCTGGAAAGTTCTTTTTATATATTGCTTTAGTCTTATCTTCGTCATCCACGATCAAGAAAATACGACCAGTATATCCTGACTTTCGTAAAGTTGCGTAGGTAATAACATTATCAGGCCGACCATTAGTCAGAATGAAAATTGAATAATTTTTACTTACTTTCATTTTTAATTTTGCTACTACTGTAATTGTGCTTACGTTTTAAATAAATAATTTCTTTTTCCAGTTGCTCAATTTTATCTTTAAGTTCCCAATCATCAGTTTTATGATCTTCCCCAAGAAAATAGACATCATAATCAAGCGAAACAAATAAATCTGCATCTTTTTCAATATTTTCATAAGGAATTACTTCATCTACCCATTTTACAGCTCTAAGTTGCATGTAACGCTCATAAATAGACTGCTGAGGGTTCTTATAATTTGGTTTGCAATGTAATCCTACAATAAGAAAGTCACAATGCTTTTTAGCTTCTTCTAAAGATAGTACATGACCAGAATGTAAAATATCTGCGACCATTGGGAAAAATCCAATCTTCATCTTTTCATCCTTTAAATTGATTGAGTTTGATTTATATGCTTTACAATTTTTAATATGAAGATCATAATAGGCTTTATGTAATTGTGTTTTTGGAAAATTAAATGAGAAAAATAGCATTTTAATAGTTCCACTATGAGCAACTATTAAAATTTTCTTATTTTTATACTTTTTCTCTATTTCATCTATAAATTCTTTAACTCTTGCATAAAAATGCTTTTTGCTTTCAATGCAAAACTTTTTAAGAAGATTTTGATCTTCAGTTTTTAGTAGTTTTTCACTATTTAAATGTTTCCCTTCTAATAATCCTTTACTTAATTCCATTAATCTATTGTCATAAAAAATCTTTGTATTCCTATGATATTGCAAAATACTATATGCCGTTAATTTTGCTCTTTTTAAAGGTGAACATAAACACAAGTCAAAATGTTCATGCTTTAACTCATTTGCAATTTCTTTTGCCTGTTTGATTCCCGTATAATTTAATGGAATATCAAATTGACCATGCATAATTCCATTTTTATTCCAAAAAGTTTGACCATGTCTAACAAATGTATATTCATTATTCATCTTCATCAATATCAAACATTTCATTAATTTCATTTGTTAACTTAACAAAACCATTTTCAATAGCTTTATTAAAATCAATAATTACTAATGCACTATCTTCCATTAATTGTTGACATTCTTTAGATGAATGAGCATAAAAATTAGCTATTTTTTCGTAATTAAATACAATATGACGAGAAGCTGCTGACATTAAAAATTGCTTTTCTTTATTACTTAATTTGCTAACTTGAATTGTAGTTATTAAATCCATTGCCTTTTCATCATCATAAAGTTCATCTAATGAAGGCTTTTCACCAACTGGTTCATAACTAGGTGTATTAATATTAGTTGTATATGGATTATCTTCTTTTAATTCTTCCTCAGACATAAAAATTTGATCTAAATCAAACTGATTAAAACCAAGAATATCTAATGCAAAACCATCAGCAAGTAATTCATTTAATTCAATTGTAAGTAATTCATTATCCCAGTCCGCATTTAACGCTAATTTATTGTCCGCAATAATTAATGCTTTTTTTTGTGTTTCTGTCAAATGTGTAAGTTCAATAACCGGCACTTCAGACATTTTTAATTTTCGAGCAGCCATTAAACGGCCATGTCCAGCAATAATGCCTTTTTCCCCATCAACTAATATCGGGTTAGTCCACCCAAACTCTTTAATGCTTGCAGCTATTTGGGCCACTTGCTCGTCTGAATGTTTCCTTGAATTGTTAACGTAAGGAATTAAGTCTTCAACTTTGTACTGTTGGATTTGCATCTGTTGGTGTTTCAACTACTGAAGTAACTTGAGCTGGAGCAGGCATTTGCTCATTAGCTTTGTGCATTAATTTTTGAACTAATATTTGCATATCCCTGATTTTGTGCTCAAGGCTAGTAATTATTAAGTTTACATCTTGGATTTCATGTTCAAATATCATTTTTTCTTTCCTTGCTGGTGTTTTCTGCCTGTACCTTTTTTGGTATAGCTTGGGTTTTTGCCTGCTTGCCATTTCATGAACAGATGTTCATCAAAACCAAGTGCTATTAATAAATGGACTGCTAGACTGGCTCTCATTTCTTTTTCTTGGCTTTTTCAGCCTCTCTCTTTTCACTGTAGGCAATAGCGACAGCCTGCTTAATAGGCTTGCCTGCTTTTACCTCAGCCTTGATGTTTTCTTTAAATGCTTTGGGTGATGTGGATTTTTTGAGTGGCATATTAACAGTTCCAGTTCTTAAGTGATGCTTTAGCCCTTTCTGCAGGACCTTTAGCTTTGGCTACAACTCCCTCCATCCTCGCACAAAATGATGCCTTTCTCCCAGCATCTTTCTCTGTCTTGGGGTTTGGAGCAGGAGGCTTTAGGTTTGACCCATT